GCGCCGGCCGGGCCAGCGCCATCACGGCAGACTGCTCGACCGACTTGTCGAAGATCGGCGCCGTGATCGTGCGCGGCAGAAGCGCCGCATCGACGTTGGAAAGTGTCAGGGGGGCGGTGACCGCCATGATGTCTCTTCTCCCGAAGCTCTCAGAGCTTCGAACTCAGCCACCCGGCGAATTCATCGCGCGGGTCGGGGGTCCTGGTCTTGTTTGCGCCGGACGCCTGTGTGCGGTCCGGTGCTGGACGCCGCGGGCCCTCCTGGGGCTGGCTCTTCGCCCAGTGCGGCTTGCGCTCCAACAGCGCCTGGAGGTCGGCCTCGATGGCCGCCTCGTCGATGTCGCCATCGCCGTCGATGTACGAGTCGAGATCGAGCTCTCCGAACGTGTCCGCAGGATCGGCGAACGCCGGCCGGTCGCCCGAGGCCGTGCCCGCGAGCGCCTGGACCTGGCTGCGGACAAGCCGCTGACGGGTCTTGGCGATCTGCGTCTTGGCAGCCTCGAGCTGGTCGTTGAGGCGCTCAGACTCCGACTTCTCGGCGTCCCTGATGCGCTGCAGCTCAGCCGCAGCCGGCTCCAGCTCCTTGAGCCTCTTGCGGAGGTTCGCGGCTTCGCTGTTCTTCTTCTTCAGCTCCGCTTCGAACTTCTTCCGGTCGAACGGCTTCTCCTCCCCGGTCGTCGCCTCCTGGGCGTCGTCCGTGGACTCGGTGCCGTTCTCCTCGGTCGCCGTCTCCTCAACGGTCTCCTCGGTGCCGGTCCCCTGCTGCTCGGTCTGCTCGGTCTCTTCAGACATGACGAATCGGCCCTCCAGGGGCTGTCGAAATGAGAGAGGCCGCCACCAGGGCGACCACGTGAATCAGTGAGCAACGGCCTCAACCGTGCTCGGCAATCGCACGCCGAAACCGGCGCAACTGATCACCCGGAAACGGGGCGGCATACTCGCGGTACAACCGATCCCATTCCTGCGCATGGGCGGACAGCTCGAACTGCTGACCGCGGAAGACGGGGATGATGCCGCAATGGCAGTCGTCGTGAAACTTCGCCACCGACGCATCCCCGGAGAACCGCTCGTTGGCATCCCGACCGGCGGTGCCAGCCGACTTGTAGACCATGCCGCGCGAAGCCATCAAGCGGCAGAACGCGCAGGCTCCTAGGGCTGCGGCACGGGCGTACCCCACAGCCTGACGGTCCTGCCGGACCGCCTGCCGTATCGTCTCCCGGCCTTGGTCTGCGACAAGCTTCTGGGTGACGGCCTCCGTGCGTCGCTCAGCAACAGCGAGGCGGGAAGCCAGCGGTTCACGCTGCGCCTCGGCATCGCCCTCCTGCGGCCACACGTCGTGCGTAGCCCAGCGCAGAGACGACTCGGACTGTTCGGCCGGCGGGGGGTCCGCCAACGGAACCGTGAAGGCGTCATCGACAGCAGCACCAACGCGCTGCGCGTCGTAGAACTCGGACGCCAGGGACGCCGACATGTCGCCGAACTGGGTGACCACCTCGTTGGCGGCCTCCAACCAATCCGGGAACGCAGCCGGCCGAGTCGGGCTGAACAGCCTCCACAGCCTCCCGACGTCCCGCAGCAGCAACCTGGACAGGCCCCGCTGCGCTCGCCGGTAGCGGTCTACGGAGTCATCCCCGTCAGAGACTGTCGACGCCATCAGGCACCCCCGACGGTGCGGAATCCGCGCCATCGTCGAGCTGGGCCAGGCGGTCCATCAGCCCGGAGCCGGCCGAAGAGCGACGCCGATCCGCACGGATCCGCTGCCGCTGGCTCTCGGTAAACCCAGCCATTTCCAGGGCCACATCCGAATCAGCCGGAATGATGTTCGCTTGGACCAGCTTGACCGTGGCGTCCGCCTGAGCAGCCACTGTCGGCGTCGCCGGGTTTCGCCACACGGTCTCGATCCGGCGAGTCCGGTCCGGCGGTTCGCCGTCCCGCACCCAAAGGGCCAGACGCATGGCTTCCGACCAGCGAGACCCGAACCTGCGGATCCGCCGTTCCGACCGCTTCACAAGCTTCGCTTCGGTCGACCGGATCGCATCCGCAGAGGCCGGGTTGTCCGTGGTGTAGCCGAGCATGTGCGGCGGCAGACCGAACTGGGCCGACATGATCCGCGCATACAAATCGATGATCTTCGTTTGGCCGGACGGGTCATGGGCGGGGAACTGGCCGACGTCCGGGACAGCGCCGTCCTCGTCCCGCTCCAAAGCCAGGACGCGGCCAATGTACGTTTCCCACGCGGACTTCGCGTTGCCCTCGGCATCCTGGAACGCCGACTCCGACGCCCCCAAAATGTACCGCTGCGGAGCCCCGAAGAACTCGGCCGCAACCTCGATGCCCATCAGCCGGCGACACGCCGCATCGGTGATGCTCATGACGTCAGGGGTGATCTCGGACTTGCCCACCCGGTCCGCGGTCCGCTGCCTGTTCGCCAACCTGACGATGGGTACGACACCCAGGTTGTGAATGTCTCGGTCGACCACTTCCCAGCCGCCGGACGGGCTAGGCAGAGCCGTCACCGTCTGATTCGGGAGGTACAGGACGATCATGCGTTCGTCGGCGCCGGCCTCGATGAGGCTATCCGCCTGGCACTCCCGCAGTCCGGCAACGCCCATGCGGATACGGGCGTCCCACATCAGGGTCATGTCCATCGGAGACTCGACGCTGATCAGCGGCGGGGAGCCGTCATCATCGCCGGAACCGATCGTGACGTACTCGCGCCCATACAGCAGGGCATCCAGGTGAGCCAGGCTCGACTCGTCCAGCAGATCGTTCGCCGCGACGATCTCTGTCAGCTCCGACGAGTCGGAACCATCGGCCCATCGGAACGCCTCCAGGTCGAGTCGCTCCTCCAGACTCTCAACACCCACCCGGGGCCAACCGATCACCGTGTGCAGACCCTTGAGCTGCGGCGGAATACTGATGCCCAAGTCACGGACCAGCTGCTCGCCGTTGAAGTAGGCGTCCCGCAACTGCAGATTCCAACGGTCGCGCAGCATGTCCGCACGCAAGACGTTGATCAGCGCCAGCTCTTCGTCCGACAGATACACCAGCGGCAGGTCGGGAATGGACACGGTCATCTCAGCACCACCACCCGTCCTTTGCCGCGCGCAGTCTTGCGCTTCTCGTTCTTGGGGCTGTTCAGGACGGTTCGCCGCAGCATCCGGGCGCCGATCATGCAGATCGCAAGGTCGATCTTCCGGGCCGACTCGCGATGCTCCTTACCGATCGTGATCCCCCAAGCGTTCGTGCGCCGACGGGCATTGATCACGTGGGTGCGCATCACCTTGTGGCCGTCATGGATGAGTTGCCGCTGCAGGATGTCCTCACGGGTCCGCTTCACCGCCTCGGTGAAGGTCTCCTGGTTCCGGCGGTCACGCATGTCCCACCGGACCGCGTGAGCCTTCGAACCGGCGACCACAGCACGGAGCAGAAGCTTCTTGCCGTAGGCCTGCCCCCAGCGGTCCAGGAACGTGTCCCAGTACATTTCGCCGTCCTCGTCCTGACCCGAGCCCGGGTCAGCGAAGAACGCCAGCACCTTGAACCGGTTGAACGCGTTCTGCACGACGCCGTCGACGTCCTCACGCGGCACCTGGTACGGCACATAGCCCGGGGTCTCCGGCGCCGGCCAGTTCGGCGGCTTCTGCCACACGCCCAGCGTCGACACCAGACCGTCCGACATACGACAAGCGACAAGGCCTGTGGCGTCGTCCGATTTTGATCCGTCGAAGAACATGACGATCTCGTCGCCATCCGTCAGCGCCAGATCCTCGCGCTTGCAGGCGTCCCACTCGTAGCGGGCCATCCACGCGTCCTCAGCAGCGACGATCTGGTTGTACCAGAAGCGCCGGGACCGGCTGGCCGGGTTACGGGTGTCGAGGATCGAGGCCTTCAGCCGCTCAATGTCCAGCCACGTCGAGTCCCCTCGGACCGCCCGCAGCGTCGGCTCGATCCACTCCGCTGTCAGCTTGGCTTCGGGCGGAGCCTCCAGCGAGTCGTAGAACAACCCGACATCCGCAGCCCGGCCGGCCTCGACAGCTTCGTAGGCGTCGCGTGTCTGCTCGGCCACCGAGTCCTCGCCGGGCTCGAAGGCGTTTGTGTTGGCGAGCGATCGGGCCTGGCCGTCTGCAGACTTGGTCGAGTTCCGCTCGATGACCGCAGCCATCTCATGGCCACCGTTCGAGGCCAGCCAGTGATGGGTCTCCCCCATATTGACGGCCGTCGGCCGTCCGCCCTCCAACGCGCGGGGCGAACTCGTGACTGCCTCGATTCGGGCCCGACCCTTGTCGGCATAGATGATCTCCTTGCCGAGATCAATCCGGTACTCCTCGATCGCCCGCTTCGTGAAGATCGAAGGAAACAGCGTCATCGTGTTCCGGGTCTGGTCCTGCGACACGGCCGCGATCTGCACCCAGGCTGCAGGATGCTGAGCCCCCAATGGCTGCCCCGGCGGGACACCCCACTCGTTGCCCTCATCGGCTACCTGGTCAAAGCGGCACGGGCCGACGAACTCAAAGGCGGAGTAGGTGGCTACGAGCGGATCCTTGCCGTGCCCCTTGAGCCGCTGAATGACGCCGTCGCGATACAGGAACCGGTTCGTCACCGGGTCCATCGCGTACCACCACAACGTCAGACGAGCTTGCTCAGGCGTGTACTGCCACGGCCGACCGACGTAGTGCTGCAGGTACGTCTTCGTCCACGCAAGGCAATGCCAGCCCAACGTGTACTCCGGCAGCAGGAACCTGCCATCCGGGCCGCGCTTCCACGTAGGGCCGAGCGTGAAAGGCTCGACAACATCCGGGACCTGCTCCTCAACCTCCGGCGATGTCACGGTACGAGTCCAGGGGGCTCACCGACGCAAGCTTCGGACCGGCAGGCTTCTTCCGCTCCAGCTCCATACGGGCCCGGCGACGATCACCCTCGGTCGTCAGCAGCGACGACATCACCGAGTTCAACGCCGCAACCAGCTGGCCGTTCGGGCCCCGCTCGGACAGCAGCACCTGCGACATCACGTGAGCCGCATACCGGGCCATCGCCCAGTCCGACGGCTCATAGAACG